TAGAGACTTCTCGTTGACATTTGAAAAGAACGCAGTAACAAATGATGTTTTGTCACTGAAGAACGAAGCAGCCATAAAGGAATCTGTAAGAAATATCATATTGTATAATTTTTACGAGAAACCTTTTGATCCTATGTTCGGTGGTAATGTAATTGGACTATTATTTGAGAATGCTAGTCCCTCATTACAGACGGAGTTACAGGAAAGAATTGCTGATACAATTAATATTCACGAACCAAGGGTAGTTCATTTAGAAACTAAAGTTAAATGGACAGAGGATCGTAACAATTTAGATGTATCAATCCGTTATGTAATCTTAGGTATACCTCCTACAGTAGATTCACTAGAGCTTGCATTGAAACCATAATGTCATTCCAACAGGTAAATGCCTTAGAATTCAACGAAATCAAGGCACAAATTAAAAATTATCTAAAATCACAATCACAGTTTAGCGATTATGACTTTGAAGGATCGTCTATGACGGTGCTTTTAGATACTCTTGCATATAATACTTACTATACAGCGGTCAATGCTAACCTTGCAGTCAATGAAGGGTTCCTAGAAACGGCAGTTTTACGTGAAAATGTTGTAAAACTAGCAAGAATGCTTGGTTATACACCTCGTTCTGCACGTTCTAGTAAGTGTACTGTTAATATTGCAGTACAAACACAGGTTACGACCAATGCACAAGGCGTAATTACTAAAGGATATCCATCTAGAATTACTTTACAGAAAGGATTGGTAGTTAATTTTACAGGTTTAGACAATAATAACTTCGTTTTTTCTATTGGACAAGACGTAATTCAGACTGTGGATAGTGGAACAGGAATTGCAACGTTCTCTAATATTGAATTATTTGAAGGAAATTTCCTCACAGACACATTTGTACGTAATACTTCTGAAAGACAACGTTTTATTTTAACAAATAATAGGGCAGATACCTCTACTTTACGAGTTTTAGTGACTTCTGGAACTGTTACAGAGCGTTATTTACAAGCAGCAGACATTACGAAGATAGATTCTACATCAAAAGTCTTCTTTTTAGAGGAATCTGAGTATGGAAGACCCGAAATTATGTTCGGAGACGGTATTGTTGGTAGAGATTTAGCAAATGGAGACGTAGTAAGTGCTACTTACACTACTTCTAGTGGTACTGGAGCTAATGGATTGCTCCAATTTGAAAATATTGGAACATTTATCAACGATGAAGCTCAATCCGTGACTTCTGGCATCACAATTACCCTAGTTGAGCGTCCAGAAGGCGGTAAAGATGCAGAAACTACGGAAGCAATCAAGTTTGCAGCTCCAAAATTCTATTCTGCGTTCGGTAGAGCAGTATCAACACAGGATTATGAAGCAATTATTCCAAATATTTACCCAAATGTAGCTTCAATCGCTTGTTATGGTGGTGAAGAAGCGGAACCTCCTGAATTTGGTAAGGTATTTTTAGCAATTAAACCTAAAAATGCAGATAAATTATCACTTTCGGAGAAAAATGTTGTTTTGAAGAAACTTAGAGAGTATTCTGTAGCAGCAGTTCAACCTACAATCATTGATCCATCCATTTTATACATTGATATTGATAGTTTTGTGTATTATAACCCCAATATTACACGGAAAGAATCAGATGTGATCAAAAATTCCGTATTTGCTACCTTAGTTGCACTCAATACTGGATCTGAATTTAATAAATTTGGTGGAAAGTTCAAATATTCTAAGCTTCAAGGTATAATTGATAGTGCAGACGCTTCAATTACTTCAAATATCACTCGTCTCAAGATGAGAAAGAACGTTATAGTGACTCTGAACGCACGAGTGAACTATAAGATATGTTATGGTAACCGCATTAACCAAGGAACGTCCACACAACCTACTGTTTCCTCTTCAGGATTTGCTATTTCTGGTGATACAATTAATACTTATTTCCTCAATGATGATGGTGCAGGTTTGTTGAGACTTTATTACATTAAGGGAACTGGTGAAAAAGAATACATTGGAGGTTCTTGGGGTACTGTTGATTATTCTATGGGAGAAATCGTAATTAACGATTTGGTGATTACATCAACAATTGCTTCTGGTAATATACTACAACTTAGTGCAGTTCCAGAATCTAATGACCTTGTTTCTTTGCGTGAAACTTATTTGACATTAGGTATAGATAATACGACTGTTAATGTTGTTGAAGACACTATCAGTAGTGGTTCAAATCTTTCTGGTACTGGAGTTGTACCAGAGTCCAGTTATAGTTAACAAGAATGGCAACTAATCAATCATCTTGGAAGGTCGGTCAGTGGACTACACCAACCACGACGGTTACAACTCAACCTGTACCGTCTGAGGTTACCGCTGAATCGAGATCTCAAATATCCCATAATATTCCTGGACAGTTTGCGTCATTCATTCAGGATGAATATCCTACGTTTATAGAATTTGTCAAAGCATATTATAAATCACAAGAATTAAGAGGATATTGTTTTGATGTTATTAATAACTGGGGTGATTATTACAATATTGACAATTATGGAAATCTAGTTACTGAAACTGAGTTGATATCTTCAATGTCAACTACTTCTACAACAGTTGACGTTACTTCAACTCGTGATTTCCCAAATGAAGGTCTTTTGATGATAGATGATGAGATCATTTATTATAAAAACAAGGGACAAACCATTTTTAACGACTGTGCAAGAGGATTTGATGCAGTAAAGGCAGTTGGAAGTGCTAGTCAGTACGTTTTTTCCGAAACAACTGCTACTGAACATGCTCTAGGGGCAAAAGTTGTCAACTTGAACAATATTTTCCCAATTTTCATGTTGGGACAGTTCAAAGATCAGTATTTGTCCACTTATCCAAAGAATTTTGCAGATGGAGTTACTGAATCTACTGTAATTAAGCGAATTAAGGACTTTTATTCGTCAAAAGGCACAACTAGGTCTTTTCAGTTTGTTTTAAGAACACTTTTTGGCGTAGAATCAGAAATTACATACCCAAGAGACAGAATCTTCAAACCATCGGATGCATTCTTCACTAATAGAGAGGTAATTCGTGCTACAGCAGTTAGTGGAGACCCTACAGAGTTAGTTGGCGAAGTTTTATATCAGGAAAATGATCCAAGTGACCCATATGTCAACGAAGCACGTATTTACGTTAAAGGTGTTCAAAAAGTTTTCACTGCTGATGGAGAAATCTATGAAATTGATGTAGATACTAATAATTCTTCAGGAACTTTTGTAACACCCTACAAAACTACTATTGCATCGGATGTACCTGCAAGATTAGACTTTACAACGATCACAGTTGATAGTACTTTAGGATGGCCAGAGTTAAATGGTAGATTCAGAGTTCAGGATGAAATAATAAGTTATACAAGCAAAACAGTTAACCAATTTATAGGATGTACTCGTGCTAGAGAGGGAACAACCTCTGATGAGCATATTGCAGGTCAAGAAGCGTTTGCTGCATTCCGAATTTACGGTAAAAGTAACGTAGATGGGTCTGATATTCAAATAAAAGTCTTTGGTGGAACAAGAGGAGTTAGTTTAAGAACTGGTGGTAAATATTACCTTCCTAAGAGTAAAGTTACAACGCCTGGAGCACCTGGTTTTGACAGTCTTGACCCAATATGGAATTCCTTCCAATATAACGTTAGAAAAGCACTTAGAGGGGTTACAGCAGAGTTGGCATCACCTGCTGCTGATGGTTCTGTTCGTGTTACAGTTACCACTAGAGAAAAACATCGTTTAAGAAGAGATGACAAGGTTAGAATCCTAAATGCTGCTGAAGACATCTATAATAACGAACATGATGTTGTTGGTATTATAGATGAGTTCAAATTTGAGTTTATTCTTGGTAGTGCACCTACTCAACCTATATTAGAGACAGATGGTTTGTTTTTCATCTCTAGAGAATTTGCATTTGGAACAAGTCTCTACACATCTATCAATAACTTAATTTCTCAGTATACTGCTGATGTACAAAACGTATATAAGTCATCTGACCATGCAATAGTTGCTAGTACAGGTATTCCATCACATAAAATAGGTCCTTTCTCTGTAGGTGATGCAGATCCAGGAAATCAACGATATTTGAAGAGAATTCCATTAGTTCCTTCAACAAAAAGTACAAAAACACCAACTCCCATCGGACAAGTTGGAATTGGTGTAAATGGAGTTCCATTTTTCTCATATAAGGGAAATTCTACTAAAAAGTTTGGTGGAATTGCTTCTATCACAAAAGTTAATGGTGGAGACGGATATGACATTGAAAACCCACCTACAGTTGAGTTTGAACCCGACTATAAGTTGAATACAAGTTATGCTACTGGTATTGTTGTAAAACATGATGATGGTGGTACTGTGCGAAGGTATAGGGCACAGAATCCTGGCACAAGTAGTACAACTACTTACCCAACACATGTAGGTGGTGCTGTTACACATGGAACTGTTGATTGGGAATTTTTAGGTTTAGGTGCAGCTGCTGAAGCTATTATTGATGGTAGAATTATTGCTATCAACGTAACTAACGGTGGAGGGGGATATACCACTCAACCTATCGTTTCTATTACTGGTGGTGGTGCACCTAACAGTACACAAGCAACTGCAGTCGCACAAATTACTGATGGTAGGGTAACTGGTATTGCGGTAACATATTCAGGTGCTGGTTATACAAAAGTTGCAGGTGCACCTGTCATATCAATTAGTGGTGGTAACGGTGTAGGTGCTGCTGCTAATGCTGTTGTACGTGGACCGATTAATGCAATAAGCATTACAGATCCAGGAACTCAGTATACTTACGAACCACCCATTGCTTTAAAATCTGGTAGTGGTGCTGTAGGTTATGCATCTATACTTAACGGAAAGATTGAGAGTATTATTGTTACATTTGGTGGTGCAGATTATTTTGGTGCTCCAGACGTTGTTATCACTGGAGATGGAGTTGGTGCTACTGCGTTTGCTGTTGTAGATCCAACTAGCAAACAAGTTACATCAGTTACAGTAACAAATAAAGGACTTGGGTATACAACAGGTAATACTCAAATTGATATTGTTTATCCTGGTGATGGTGCGAACTTTACAACCAATTTAACTGAGTTAACTTACAACGAAGCAGCAACTGCAGATGAGATTAAAAAGAATGATCCTAATGCTGTTTTCTCAGATAGAAAAATTGTAGACGATGCTAACGGTACAGTTGTAAGAGGAGAAAATATTGGAATATATGCTGGTGAATATGGATACTTCTATACTCCAGATAATCTTAGATATTACCTAGGAGATAGTATTGAATCTAGAATTCCTACTGTACAAGATCCCTCTCCATGGATAGAACAGACTCCTACAGGACATTCTCCTATTATAGGTTGGGCATATGATGGACATCCCATATATGGACCTTATGGATTTGAAGATCGACAAAATCAAAACCCATATAACTCATATATTCAACCAGCTAGTAGTTATAGAATAAAAGCATCTAGAGCGTCCATTCTAAGCGGTCTGACAGACCCTATGGGAACGTTTATTGAAGATTATGAGTATGTGGAAGGTCTAGGTGATTTAGACCGTTATAATGGTAGATATTGCGTAACTCCAGAATATCCAGAAGGAGTTTATGCTTATTTCTGTACAATTGATGGTGTTAGTGGTGCACCTAAATTTCCATACTTTATAGGACCTGATTTCTACTCAGAAGCAGATGAAATTAACTGGAATGGTAATGGATTACAAAAAAACTTTACTGAAGATGCTACTCGTTTTAGAGCACCATATATCGGAACTGATCAGGTTACTGCAAAGAGAAAAGCGTTAGATTCAAGAATTGACTTTGTACTAGCAATGGAAGATAGTACAACATTAATAACATTGGAAAGTGGAGAAGTTCTTCAATACATTGAAGATGGTATTGGTTACTTTAGTTACTATCCAACAATTCGTGGTGGAACTGCAGAATCATTAACAGTTTCTGCTACTAACAGATATTCATCAACTAACATTAATGATTTTCTTGTAGAAGGTGGTGGGCAAGGATATAAGGTTAATGATAGATTATTATTTGATAATACTGATACTGGTGGTGATGGAGTAAGTGCCACTATCTCAACTATCACAGGTGAACCTGTTTCTACACTTAATTACGTTGTAAATGATGAAGATGTAACAATTGCTACATTAACCACGACTAATAATCACTATTTGGTTGGTGGTGATCAAATTACTATTTCAATAGGTGATAATTCTTACGAAAGAGAAATTAAAGCATATCTATACAATTCAAAATTCTATTTCAAGTATTTTGACTTAGTAAGTTATGATTTTATTACGGAATGGGCAAACAGCACTGCATATACTAAATTTGATTTAGTTTTTGTTGCAGATAGGGTATATCAAGCAACTGAAACTGCAACATCAGATTCTGATGCTAATAACGCTCCAACACATGTAGCTGGCACAGTCAGTGATGGTACAATGTCATGGAAGTATATACGGAAACGTACAGATGGTGCACTTATTGCTACTACTACAAATTCTCAAGGATCTGGGTATTTACCTGGCGTATACACTGACGTTCCAATGCTCACTAATGGGAATGGAAAAGATCTTATATTAGATCTTACTGTTGCTGCTAATGGAACTATATCAGTTAGTTCTATACCAACGACTGCAGATAGAGGAACTGCATTTAAAATTGGCGATACTATTACAGTTGATGATGATAATGTTGGTAGTGGAGGTGGATCTGGATTCCAACTTACTGTAACGCAAATATCATTAGAAGCTGTAGTTAGAACTGATGCTGCACATCAATTAGGAGTTGGTGATATAGTTGATTTTAAAGGTATGAATGTTGGAACTTACAATGGTGATTTCACAGTAGTAAGAACTGACACTCTTAGAAGATTTACTATTTCAGTTAATCAATTAGGTACAAATGCTGCTCCTAATATTACAAATTCAGTAGTTAGTGTAAGGGAACCTAAATTCCAATTTATTAATGGTCATTCATATAAATTTGATACTTCAGATTCCACTCTCGATAATGTTACATTAGCATTTACTCTTGACCCATTAAACACTGACATATTCACATACAAAAACATCACAGATGAGGTTGTTGATAGTCAGACTAATCAACAAACTTCTATAACTCTTAAGATTGTAGATTTACCAGGTATTTTCTATTATTTTGATTTAGCAGGTCAATATTCAATAACTGGAAGTTATTTCACTATTATGAATGAACCTCTAGCTGGTACAAATATACTATTATCTAAGACTGATACTACTGCTTCATATGCAACTGCATTAGAACCAGAAGTAAATTATGATGCATCAAATACTATAATTTATAGTACAAACTCAATATATCCAACTGGAGGAGTCTCAACAATCTCAATTGGAGACAGTGGACGTAATTATGAATCTTTACCACAATTATCAGGATCCACTAGAGCTGGTGCAGGTGCAACTGCTGTAGCAACAATCTCTGGAGTATTATCTGGAGTCTCTGTTACAAATAAGGGTTCTGGTTATGATCCAAATGCTTTACCTACAGGTGTTGTTACATTACCTGATTTTGTAGATTTAACATTAACAAACGTTCTTGGTTCTGGTTCATTTGCAGTAAATGAAATTATTATATCTCAGAATGCTCAAGGAACTCAAACTGCTAGAGGTAAAGTTTTAGATTGGAATCCATTAACCTCAATATTAAGAATACAACCTCTTCAAAATGGAAGGAGTGGTGCTGCAAATAAAGGGTATATTATGTTTACCACGTTTGCTGCTAATAATGATAGAGGTAGAGTTTTTAGTTCAGATTCTCAAGCAACTGTTAGTGCAGTAAGTGGTGCTCAAGCAACTGTGCTTTGTAGTATTCCTAGTTCAGGTCCTGATGTAGGTAGATTGTCAGAAGTCACTGTTACTGGTCCTGGTTCTAACTATAGAGCAGCACCAAATATCATTCTTGACCCTCCTGACTTTGGATTAGTTAATACTGTAACAATTACTACAAATACAACTGGATTAACGCCTGGTGAGTATACTGGTGTTACACAATCTGCTGTAAATCCTTCTGGTGGTACTAATGTAGAATTTACGGTTACTTCTGGTGCTGGTGGAACTGTTGAACAGGTTGTAGTTACCAATGGTGGTGGTACATATAGACTAGGTGATATCATCACTATACCTGGTGATCAGATAGGTGGTGCTACAACTGCTAATGATATTACTGTGACAGTTACAGTACTGACACATGTTGATCCTGCATCCACATTATGCTCTTTGAATGCAACAGTAGATAGTATAACAATTACTAATACTGGATCTGGTTATTTGTCTGCTCCAGATGTTCTTGTTACTGGTGGTAGTGGAATTAATGCAAAATTTAATGCATCTATTCAGAATCAAGGAATATCTGCAATTAATATAGAATCTGGTGGAGAATTGTTCCAAAATGCTCCTGTAGTTAATATTATACAAAAAACAGGAACAGGTGCTTCCATATTATTAAAATCTACCGATTTAGGTAAAATATTAAAAATAGGTGGAGATAATATTACATTTAATTATAGTCACGATAGAACCCTAAAACCAGAGTTAAATACGACCTATAATTTGCAATTAACAAGAACTCAAGTTATTGACTATCTTGAAGTGACAGATGGTGGTGCAAACTTTGTTGCAATTCCAGAAATTGTTCTTACTGGTGGAAGTGGGTCACTTTTTGATTTAAACGCAGTTATTGAGAATGAAGTTATACAAAGTATTGAGGTTCGTAATTCAGGTAGAGGTTTCTTATCAGCTCCAGCTGTAAATGCAAGAATAACTCATAATTGGGTTGGATTGAGATCTAACAGTACTTTAAACTTCCCATATAATGCAAAAATACCTACAGGTACAAAAGTTACATTAAATGAAAATATAGGAACATTTCCAACTCCATTGGCAACTAATACAACATATTATGCTATTGCAGCGACTCTTGCAAATGGATTAGCAAATAATCAAATTAGATTAGCAACAACTCAAGCAAATGCAATAGCTGGAACTTACATTAACTTTACAGGTGATCCAATTGGAGATGCTAATGGATTAACAGAATTTACTCTTTCTAGTATTGATCTTGGTGATATCATTACTGCATATATGAGACCTGCTAATTTCTTGGTTGGAGAAAGAGTTTATCAAGGTACATCTACTACAACATACACTGCATTTGGAATTATTAAAGATTGGGATAGTCGTGGACGTATTCTTAGTGTAGAAATTATAGAAGGTGAGTTTCTAGCTGGCGAACCTGTCTTTGGTGAAGAATCAGCAGCATTTGGTGAAATCCATGCATTTGATAGAGCAGATGCAACATTTAATGTAGCTCCTATTAGTACCTCCGCTGAAGGTTGGGAGCGTACCACTGGTTTCTTAGATGTTAATGAGCAGAGGATATATGATAGTAATAGATTCCAAGAATACTCATATGAAATTTCTTCACCTATTAACATTGGTAAATGGAAGAACCCATTAAAATTTGCAGCACATCCTGCAGGATTTAAAGTACTTGGCACACAAGTTGTTTTGGAATCTAGTGCTAAAGTTTATAGATCCAAATCTACAATAAATTCAAACTATTCTGCAAATGAACCATGGGCATGGTGGGTAGAATCACCTCAACCAAGTCTACAAACATTTAATGGTACTACTTACGTTTTCCCCAAACCTTCTGCTAAGTCAACTGGTAAATTATCAGTTATTAAGAACTTTGCACTAGGTGACCCAGACTACTCAGCAGCAGTTCCTACTGAAGTACAAATTTTTGGTAGACAACTATTAGACATTCAGAAAATCTTAAGTTGTATCTCATATAAGATTGATGATA